TTATGATTGCACCGGGTTCACCAACAGTAGCGTTCGACTTCAATAACCTTGACTTTGAAATCAAACAGAAAATGCTTGGTTTTAAACCAGACGGCAAGGGTGGTTACGTTATGGACGGTGAAAAACCCAGATAGTGGGCTATTAGAGGAGTATTAATACATGATTTTGAAGTTTTTTAAGGCGATTTGGGCTATTTTTGACATTTTGATGTTCATTTTAGCTGCGATTTCGCTTAATTTAACCACTTATAACCTCGGTTACGTATGGTTTGGTGTCAGCATGACCATTACATTCGTACTAGCAGGGTTAATTAGTGAGCTAGCCGCTAAAAAGAGCTAGAAAGGAGGTGATAATAATTGCCGATATTTAATTTAGCAACCGAAAGCCCACCGAGCAATCAAGGGGGCTTTTTTGGTATCACTGATCCAGATTTTTTAGCTGCCTTGAATGGTAGTGAGTGGGTTTCGGCTGAAACTGCTCTTAAAAACTCGGACCTATTCTCTATTATCAGTCAGCTATCTAACGACCTTGCAACCGCTAAGCTAACGACTAGCCGAAAACAAATGCAAGGCATTGTGGATAATCCGTCAAACAGTGCTAACCGCTTTAACTTCTACCAGTCAATCTTTGCTCAAATGCTATTGGGTGGGGAAGCCTTTGCCTATCGATGGCGAAACGATAACGGGCGTGATATGAAGTGGGAGTATTTGAGACCATCTCAAGTCACTTTCAACCGATTGGACAACCAGAACGGTCTTTATTACAACATCACTTTTGACGACCCACGCATTCCGCCTAAACAACATGTTCCGCAAAGCGATATCTTACACTTCAGACTGCTTTCTGTAGATGGCGGTTTGACAAGCGTAAGTCCGTTGATGGCTCTTGGTAGAGAATTGGATATTCAAAAAGCTAGTGATAAGTTAACGCTTAACTCACTTAAAAACGCCCTAAACGCTAATGGTATTTTGAAAATCAAGGGCGGTGGTTTGCTCGATTTTAAAACCAAGGTCTCACGCTCACGACAAGCGATGAAGCAAATGCAAGGTGGCCCGTTGGTACTGGATGATTTAGAGGACTTCACACCTCTTGAAATTAAATCCAACGTGGCCCAACTACTTAAGCAAGCGGACTGGACGACCGGACAATTTGCAAAAGTCTACGGTATCCCAGAGAACGTTGTCGGAGGTCAAGGAGACCAACAGTCTTCACTAGAAATGAGCTCAAATGTCTACTCTAAAGCAGTAGCACGCTATTTGAGACCGTTCCTCAGTGAGTTATCTCAGAAACTTTCATGCGATGTGGACGCAGATATTTTTCCAGCGGTTGACCCGACTGGTGCTAACTATATCAGCCGTATCAATAGCATGGTCAAAAGTGGCACACTCGCACAGAATCAAGGCTTGTATATTTTGCAACAAGCTGAGATTTTACCTAAAGAGTTGCCAGAGGGTAAAAACCCTAACCGTACCACATTGAAAGGAGGTGAGATAAATGGGCAAGATTGACATTAAGGGCGATATTGTAAGCGATGATGCTGGAGCGTTCTATGAATACTTTGGCATGTCTAGTACCTACCCTAAATTGGTACAAGAAGCCATCGCTAACGATGAAGACGAAGAAATTACGCTTAATATTGCTTCAAACGGTGGTGATGTATTTGCAGCTAGCGAAATCTATACCATGCTTAAAGCCAGTGGCAAGCGTATTGTGGTTAATGTGCAAGGGCTTGCGGCTAGTGCTGCGAGTGTCATTTCTATGGCTGGCGATACCGTGCGTATCAGTCCAACGGCGCATATTATGATTCATAAGGCATCCACTGGCATTGTCGGTAACAGCGACGACCTAGAGCATCAATCAGCGGTGCTTAATAGTATTGATGAATCTATTGCTTTGGCTTACGAGATGAAGACTGGCCTTAAACAACCAGAATTGCTTGATCTCATGGCTAAAGAGACATGGCTTAATGCTAAAACTGCCGTTGATAAAGGGTTTGCGGATGAAATCATGTTCTTCAACGAAGATGAAGAAGAAATCATGGTTACGAATGCCGTGCATCAACTACCAAGCAAATCAGCAATCACTAAATTTAAGAATATGATTGCGACACCTAAGACCAATACATTGCGTGAGCAGAAATTGGCTATTTTACTTGAAAAATGAAAGGAAGATGATTGATGAAAACATCAAACGAATTGCATGACCTTTGGGTTGCCCAAGGCGACAAGGTCGAAAATCTTAATGAAAAACTTAACGTAGCTATGCTTGATGATTCAGTAACCGCTGAAGAATTGCAAGCAATCAAAAACGAACGTGACACTGCAAAAATGAAACGTGACATGTTCAAAGAACAATATACTGAAGCTCGTGCTAGTGAAGTAGCTAACATGACTGAAGAAGACAAGAAACCTTTGACTGAAAACGAAGAAGAAGTTAAAGCAAACTTTGTTAAAGACTTTAAAAATCCTCGTTCAGTGGTCGTTAACCAAAAACTTGCTTGATTCTAAAACAGACGGTACTGGTGCTGACGCTGGATTGACTATCCCACAAGATATCCGTACAGCTATCAATACATTGGTTCGTCAATACGATTCATTGCAAGAATACGTTAACGTTGAAAACGTAACTACTCTTACTGGTTCTCGTGTTTACGAAAAATGGGCTGAAATCACTGGCCTTTCTAAACTCGACGATGAAGCTGGTCAAATTGGCAACAATGACGATCCAAAATTGTCACTTATCAAGTACGCTATCAAACGCTACGCTGGTATCTCTACAGTAACAAACAGCTTGCTTGCTGATTCTGCTGAAAACATCCTTGCATGGTTGTCTGGTTGGATTGCGAAAAAAAGTTGTTGTTACTCGCAACAAAGCTATCTTGGAAGTTATTGCAACACTCCCAACTAAACCAACATTGGCTAAATGGGATGACATCATTGATCTCGAAGCTAAAGTTGACCCAGCTATCAAACAAACGTCATTTTTCTTGACTAATACTTCTGGATTCACTGCTCTTAAGAAAGTCAAAAATGCTATGGGTGACTACCTCATGGAACGTGATGTGAAATCCCCAACTGGCTACTCAATCGATGGTTTCGCAGTTAAAGAAGTTTCTGACCGTTGGCTTGCTAATGCTACTACTGGAGCTATGCCATTGTACTTCGGTGACTTGAAACAAGCGGTAACATTATTTGACCGTCAACACTTGTCATTGCTCTCTACTAACATCGGTGGTGGAGCATTTGAAACTGACACTACTAAAGTACGTGTTATTGACCGCTTCGATGTTGTTAAAACTGATGAAGAAGCGTTTGTGCCAGCGTCATTCAAAGCTATCGCTGACCAAAAAGCTAATCTTACTGCCGGAGCTTAATGGAGGTAAGCAATGAGTGTATCTAAGGAAACCATCATGCAGACTCTTAATCTGGATGAGACAGACGACACTGCACTCATTCCAGCTTACATTGAATCGGCTCAACAGTACATTATCAATGCAGTCGGTAGTGATCAGAAATTCTACGATCTTGAAAGTGTGGAATCTCTATATGACACGGCCGTAATAGCTCTCACAAGCTCTTATTTCACTTATAGAGTGGCTTTAACGGACACGGTGACTTATCCGATTAACCTAACTTTAAATAGCATAATCGGGCAATTAAGGGGCTTATACGCAACGTACAGTGAAGAAAGAGGTGACTAATGCCTAAAGTTAGATATTTACCCTCAGACTTTCGTTTCAAGGCTGATTTTGGTACATACCAAAGCACCCCTAATAAATTTACGGGCGTGAGCGTGCCAAAGTTTGTGAAACAGTTTACGCTGCACTATAAGCCACACACTCGCACACTCAATCAAGAGTATTTGGCCCAACAAAATGGCGAAAGCGATACACGAGTGATTGTTATTCGCCACAACGCTAAAGTGATTGAAGGTCAAGTCGCTGTTTTAAATGGCACTCAGTATGATATTGTGCGTGTTAGCCCAAACGAAAACTTTGGGCTCAATCGCTACGACTTTCTGACTTTGAGAAAGCATAAGAAAGTTGGGTGATAGCTTATGGTAGGGCTTGACAAAGCACTAGAGGGCTGGCTTGAAACAGTAGCTAGCATTGGTGATTTAACACCAGCGGAACAAGCCAAAATAACAACCGCTGGCGCAAAGGTGTTTCAAAAAGAGTTGGAAGAAGTCACTCGAGAGAAACACTACTCAAACAAAAAAGATTTGAAGTATGGACACATGGCTGACGGTTTATCTGTCCAGTCCACTAATGCGGACGGCAGAAAGAACGGTGTGGCAACCGTAGGCTGGAAGAATAATTACCACGCACAAAATGCCAGACGATTAAATGACGGTACGAAGAAATACCGTGCCGATCATTTCGTTACCAATGTCCAAAACGATAGTGCCGTTCAAAGAAAGGTGCTATTAGCAGAAAAAGAGGAGTATGAAAAACTCATTCGCAAGAAAGGAGGAAAGTGATTAAGTGTTAGCAACCGTAAAACTAAAAGAGCTGATTGACGGCAAAGAATTTGGTGAAATAAGCGAAATCTACGCAAACAACTTGCCTAAAGAACTCGAAGAAAACACCGATAAGACAATCGTTTTGCTCACTGAAAGCAATCCATCACTTGATTTGAGTGGGAATAATACCTTTTTCGGAAAAACGGATAGAGTGGAAGTCCAGATTTTTTACAAGGCTGATATTGATTTTGATATCGAAGCCTTTGAAATGGAATTGCTGAAATTCCTAAAATCTGAACACTACTCAATTACAGATATGAGAGAACATAGCATAGACCCCGATACATTACAGATTACGGCGGTCTTTTTTGTTGCTCTCGATAAATTAATTTAACAAAGGAGAAATTACTATATGGCAATTGTAGGTTTGAAAATGGTTCGACTTGCTTTGGTTGACCCAAAAACCCAAAAACTACTTAAAGGTGCTGACGGCCTTTCAACTGATGGCGTGATTGAAGTTGACTCAGCTATGCTTGGTACTCGTACCGCTAACATCTCAAACTTGGAAGGTCAAGCGACTAAAATTCCCGGGAACAACTCAGTGCAAGATGTTATGATTGCACCGGGTTCACCAACAGTAGCGTTCGACTTCAATAACCTTGACTTTGAAATCAAACAGAAAATGCTTGGTTTTAAACCAGACGGCAAGGGTGGTTACGTTATGGACGGTGAAAAACCACACACGGCGGTATTGATTGAATCTGAAACACTTGACCGCAAACACTCAGTGTTCTTTGGTTTCGCTAACGGTATTATGCAAGAATCAACTCAAAACGTTGCTACAGATACCGATACTGCTCAAACTCGTCAAGATGATAACATGACATTCAATGCCTTGTCAGCGATTGCGTTCGGCGGTGAGCCATACAAGAAATACTATTCTGGTGCATCTACGTTTGATAAAACTAACATGTTCAAAGAAGTCTTCGGGGGCTATGCCCTTCCTGCTGCTTCAAACAGTATTTAATAATTCGCAAGAGGTCGGGCTAATGGCCTGACCTCTATTTTGTGTTAAAGGAGTAAAAGATAAATGGAAATCAAAACTATTAAAATCCCAGAAATCAGTAAAAAGGCGTTTGAAGTAGCTACGAGCAACCGCAATGTCTTGCGTATGCACGAGTACCAACTTGCCGTACTTAAAATCAGCGACACCGTTGAAGAAGGTGACACGCAAGAGCAAGCACAAGCGAGCTTCACAATTCTCAAAGAAATGCTTAGTTTTATCCGTGCGGTTCTCAAGTTGGATGATGAAGCCTATGACAAATTGCTTGATTTGGACAACGAACGTACACAAGAGATTGCCGAAAAATTGGTGGGTTATATGTACGGATTGACAGACGAACAACTTGAAAACGCCGCTGGTGAAACTGACCCAAAAGACTAAAATCTAAAGGCGAACAGATTTTTGATTTAGAAAATCGCATTGAAGATTTGAAAATCATTGCTAAAAAATCAATCCAAGGCTTTGGGTGGACGCTAGATCAGTATTATGACACTGACTATTACGAGCTAATGAAAATCTTAAATGCCAAAGAGGAAGAAGATAGAATGGTTGACCCAACATCTTTACTCTAATTTTTAAGGAAAGGAGGAAAATACATACATGGCAAAAGTACAAGCTACCATGTCCACGGAAATTGCCTTGGATACGCTACAAGCGGCTAATTCGATTAAGCGATTAACTCAGTTAGTCAATAGCTCTACGAACGCATGGAAGGCACAAGAGAGCCAAATGCGTAGTGCTGGTGACTATTTGGGGGCAGCACAAGCTAAGTATGATGGTTTGGGTAATGCTATTCAAAACCAACAACATAAGATTGAGAAACTGAAACAAGAACAGTCTCAGCTTAAAGGAAGTACCGCTGAAACCGCTGAACAGTACCTTAAGTATCAGCAACAGATTGACCAAGCGACAACACGTTTGGCATCGTTGGAAAACCAACAGCGCCAAGCTAAGAACAGCCTAGATTATCATAAATCTGGGCTATCTGAATTACAACGTGAGTACAAAGCCCAAAATGAAGCCTCAGACACTTACATCAAGCGTCTGAAAGCAGAGGGCAAGGAAGATGAAGCTAGACAAGAGCAGCTTAAGCAATACAAGGGCTCGATTACTAATTTAAATAAGCAGTATGAGACCCAGAAAGAAATGCTTGAGCGTGTCGCCAAACAGTCCGGAAGAACAAGCGATGAATACCGCAAGCAAAAGCAACGCTTGGACGAAACGGCAACCAGTCTTGCGCATACTAGGAACGCTGCTGACAAGCTGAATGATGAAATTGAGCAAAGTCAACGCTCTAGTACATTCATTGGTCGCTTAAAAGATAGCTTTAAACGCTTAGGAAGTGAAGTCAGTGAGACTGAACATAAAACCTCACGGCTGAAAGGTATCTTTGGCGCTACGTTTGCAGCTAACCTAATCAGCAACGGTTTCCAGAATGCGTTGGGAGCTATCAAAGGTAAGTTTGACGAAATCGCTCAATCTAGTGCCGAATACGTTAAATACCAACAAACCATGAATGCCACTTGGTTGACCTTGACGGGTAATGCTGAAGAAGGCAAGAAAATGGTCGATATGACCAACCAAATGGCACAAGCTGCGGCAAACTCAACCGAAATGGTTGACGGCATGAACCAAAAATTCTATGCCGTTACTCACAACACCGAGTTAACCAAACAGCAAACGCAAGCTATCTTGACATTGCAAGATGCGTTTGGTCAGACCGATGCAGCCGTTGAAAATTTCGCAACTCAGTGGGCACAAATGATTGCCAATGGTAAGGTCCAAGGGCAAGACATGATGTCAATCATCAATGTCTTTCCGGAAATGAAGAACCAACTTAAAGAAGTAGCTGCGCAAGAACTCGGGATTGCAGACATGACCGCCGATAAATATGCGGAGCTTCAAAAAGATGGTAAGATTACCGCAGAAATGGCGCAGAAGGCCTTGTTTGAGTTGCAAGACAAGTACAAGGATGCCACTGCTAACTTTTCAACCACGATTGGTGGTCTTGAAAGGACAATTCAGTCCCGTATGCCGGCGGTAGTAGCTGCCTTCCGTGACCCAATCGATAAAATGAAAAACCCATTCTTACAACAGATTGGGGATTGGGTAGCTGACCCTAACACTGAAACCAAGTTTAAAGATTTAGGGGAACATGTTTCCAAAGGTCTAGGCACTATCCTGGACGCCTTTTCTAAAGTCTTTAATCTCGGTGATGGCAAGGACAAGCTCAATGGCTTCATGGATGGTCTCAACAAGGTCGTTGATAATGTTAGTAAAACCATTGCTAACAATGCCCCTAAAATTGTAGCTTTCTTCAAAGAGGTTAAAGATAGTTTAGGTTTGGCGTTTAGCATTGGTAAAGACTTTGCTAGCGGTGTTTGGGAAACTGCCGTAGGCATGATTAAAGGTGTTGCCGAAGCGCTCAACCTAATGGCTGGCAACGGCAAGAAAGCTAAATCACCAGTAACATCGCTATCAAAAGCTTTAGGCAGTATTGCTGAACACAAGACGGCTATTAAAACAGTCGGCTCTTTGTTTGCTGCTTACTTTGTGGGTTCTAAAGTAGCTTCAGGAGTGATGGAAGTTGCGAAAGCTATTAACGTGATGAAAAATTCAACGATAGCTATGACTGTCGCCCAAAAAGCTATGGCTGCCGCTCAAAAAATTGCGACGGGGGTGCAAGTAGCATTGAACACAGCAATGGCAGCAAATCCCATCGGGTTAATCGCTGTTGCGGTAGCAGCGGCTGTCGCTGCTTTGGTGTTGCTTTATAAGCACAATAAGAAATTTAAAGCCTTTGTAGACGGCATGTTTAAGGCTGCAAAGAAAGCCTTTGATAAAATCTTCAAAGTTACAAAAGAAATCTTTGGTAAGATCATTGATTTCTTTAAAAGGACTGGAAACAAGTCCTTTTTATTTATTGCCAATCCTATCGCTGGAGCTTTTGCTCTGATCTACAAGCACAATAAGAAGTTTAAGAAATTCGTTGATGGTATTGTTAAAAATATCAAGGACGGTTTTTCTAACGCTGGTAAGTGGCTTGGTAAGACATGGGATGGCATGAAGAAGACTTGGACTGGTGCGATGGATTCAATGGCCAAAAGCACCAAAAAGGGCTTCGAAAAGACCAAGAATTACTTTACTGGTGGTGAAAAAGGTATCAAAGCCTTTACTAACACCGCTAAGAAGTTGCTTGTCATCTCCAATCCAGTAGTCGCTGGTTTCGAGTTGATGTATAAGCATAACAAGCCATTTAAGAAGTTTGTCGATAGCACCGTGGACCATGTCAAAGATATGGCTAAAGGCGTTGCAAAACACATGAGTAACCTTAAGAAAGATTGGGGCGAAAAGTGGGACAACGTTAAGAAATTCGCATCGAAAACATGGGAAGGAATCAAGGGTAATGCTACAGAAGCCATGACTGCCCTTGGTAAGGACATCGACAAGCACCACAAGGGCATCAATAAAAATTGGTTTGACGGCTGGGAAAACTCTAAAAAATTCCTATCTAAAAAATGGGATGAAATCGGAGCGTTAACACAAGAGAAATTCGGTGTTAATATTACCAAACTAATCACCGACGCATTGACCAATATTGCTAAATTCTTCAAAGATACGTGGGACAACGTGAAAAAAGGTTTTGGCGAGATGTGGGATGGCATGAAGAAACTTGCCGGTGATGGTATCAATGCCGTCATTGCCTTGCCAAACGCTGGTATCGATGGTATCAACAAACTGATTTCTGATTTTGGCGGTAGCAAAGAAGCTATTTCTAAAATCCCGAAAGTTAAGTTTGCCGGTGGTACTGGTATGTTTAGCTCATACCGAAACCCAATCACTAAACCTACGTTAGCTACTCTAAATGATGGGTACGATAGTCCAGAAACCAACAACCAAGAAATGGTCATTCTGCCTAATGGTAAGTCATTCTTGCCACAAGGCCGAAACGTTGAGTACCTCTTGCCAGCCGGTTCGGAAGTTATCAATGCTAGTGAGTTAGCAATGCTCATGGGTGTTGAACGTGGAGCGTTTGCAAAAGGAACTGGTTTCTGGTCTAAAATCTGGGACACTGCTACCAACGTGGCTGGTTCGGTTTGGGACACAATGAAAAATGGTGTCGATAAATTCATGAAAATGATTGAATTTGTCGGTGATGTTGTTAAAGACCCCGTTGGATCACTAGCTAAGAAATTCAGCCCTAATGCTGATAAGTTGGCTGGTATGTTTACCCCACTCGGTAATGCACTGTATAAGAAACCAATCGAAGAAGCTAAGAACTGGTGGAAAGAGCTTTGGTCTATGGCCAATGCCTCAATGGATGAAGGCACAGTGGCAATGGGTGCTAAAGGCGATGACTATCGCTTTAAGGACAAAGCAAAAGACGCTGGAGCTGACCCTTGGGGCTACTTCTATCGTGAGTGTGTGTCATTCGTTGCCAGCCGTTTGGCAAACCTTGGCGTTAAGCCTAGCTTGTTTAGTCACCTCGGAAATGGTAACCAATGGATATCTGCCAGCGTGCCACACTTAAGTAGACCAAAACCGGGTACGGTAGCGGTCTACACTGGTGGTCCAGTTTCAAGCAACCACGTTGACTTTGTAACTGCCGTTCATGGCGATACTTACGATGGTGAAGAGTATAACTACGGCGGTAACGGTCAGTATCACCAATATGCAGGCCGTCACATTGCTAACGCTGCTACGTTCCTTGATTTCGGTGTTCGAGACAGCGGAAGTAGTAGTGGTGACGATAGCAAACCACTTAAGGATCGTAACAATCCACTGCAAACGTTGATTAAACGACAAGTTGGTGGCATGTTCGAATGGATTAAGAAAACCCTTGGTCCGTTGCTCAGTCCTGCCGGTGGTAGCGAAGATGGTCCTCAAGGTACGGGAGTGGCAAGATGGCGTGATTCGGTTGTTAGAGCGTTGAAAGCAAACGGAATCGAGCCAAACGACTTCCGTGTCTCTAAAATTTTGGCAACCATCCAGCGTGAATCTGGTGGTAACCCTAACGTTCAAAATAACTGGGATAGCAACGCCAGAGCTGGGACGCCATCTATTGGTTTGATGCAGACTATTCAACCAACGTTTGACGCCTACAAACATGCTGGACACAACAATATCCGTAATGGTTATGACAACTTGCTTGCTGCAATCAACTACATCAAGCATCGTTATGGTACATCGGATGCAGCCTTTAACCGTGTGGCCGCTTATGGCTACGCTAACGGTGGTCTAGTCCACAAAAACGGTGTTTATGAATTGGCTGAAGGCGATATGCCAGAATATGTCATTCCAACGGATATCGCCAAACGTGGTAGAGCGTGGCAACTACTTACTGAAGCAGTAGCACGTTTCGCTGGTGATGCCCCACAAGGCAATCACGATAACACTTCAGACCGTGAGCGTGTTTCTGTCCTAGAAAACAAACTAGATATCATGATTGACCTACTGGGTCAGTTGGTAACTAACGGCTCTAACCCTATCGAAGTTAGAAATATCATCGATGGTAGAAGCGTGTCAAACGGGTTAGCACCGTTTATGACAAAAGCAACAAACGATTATGAACGCAGACAAGCGTTGCTAGGAGGTAGCATTATTTGATAGGAATGTCAGTAACTTATGACGGTAAAAACTTAACTGAATTATTTAATGAAGGTCAAGGGCGTACCGTTCCAGTAGATGTCACGAAAAATGTGGCATCAAATTTCAACAACAACTATCAAGACCAAGGGCGTAGACGCTACGGCCAGCAATTCCTATATAGCACCTTGTCAGTTAAGCAGATTCAAGTGTCGTTTACCTTGGTCGGAAACTACGATTACTTTAATACCATTGCTGAAACGCTAGGCGGATACCTCAATGTAGATAAGCCTAAACCATTAATTTTCGGTGATGAGCCTAACAAGGTCTGGGAAGCTATTCCATCTGGGCAAGCGTCCTTAACAGTGGACAAGAACACGGCACCGATTACCGCAACGGTAACGGTTACGTTCGATGTTCCGAAAAGTTACGGTGAGAATAAGGCTCAAGCCTTGGTAAGTAGTGACGGTGAAACCAAGTACGGCAGTATTAAGAAAGTGTCTACGGGACACTACAAGGCGACATTGAGAAACTTTGGTACAGCGGAAACTTACCCAGATATTAAACTAAAGTTTAACTCAGATAACGGCTGGGTTGGGGTTGTAAAATCATCTAGCGAAAGCTATGAGATTGGCAATCCTAATGAAGCTGATACACGCACGGTTAAACAGTCTGAAATTCTGTTTGACTATGTCTCTAACAACTGGATCACTAATGGTTTTGCGGTTGGTGCTAAAAACCAAGGGCGTTTCAACGACAACTTGCAAAGTTTAAACGGCACCCTTGCGATTGATAATGCGTGGGGTAGACCACACATTGCCTTAACCAATCGAGGTAGTGGTTCAACCTTATTGCGTGGTAGCTCGATTACATGGGAAATTCCAGCAGATAGCAACGGTGAAAAAGGCTCTCTCTATGAATATATGTGGTGGAGACAGATTTTTTGGCTTGGCGCATCTAATGAGTGCGGATATATCAAGATATCAGTAACGGATGCAAACGGAACGTTTTTGTACGGTGTGGAAACACTTAAACATGTCAATGGTCTAGGTTGTGAGTATCGTTTCCTTGCTAGTGATGGTAACGGTAGCTATCGTACACTTGATAGGAAACAATTTTGGGGAACGCATGTCATGACGCAAAACCCATTCAATGAGCCACAAGGTTGGTCTGATATGCAACGGTTTGATGATGAAATACAATTTTATTACCAAGGCGGATACCCTAGGTTTAAGATACCTGAAATCAAAGGGAAAAAATCAGCAAAAATAAGTGTTGGTTTCTTTGGCCTCGGTGATGCACCGCTTGTAACACACATGTATCTGGATAGTTTTGTCTATCGAAAAGATTATGTAAACAAAGAAGAAGATATCCCAAACCGATTCCGCAAGGGTTCGATTCTTGAAATCGACATGGCGAAAGGTAAAACATTAGTTGACAATTTACCAGCATCTAATGAGCTAACATACTTGTCCGAGCCGTTTAGTATCGGTACGGGTGAAACCGAAATCGATATCTACACATCTAGTTGGACAAGGACTGACCCAACGATTGAAATAACTTGGAAGGAGCGTTTTGTTTAATGCAAATTTGGATTCATGATAAGAATATGCGCAAGGTGTGTGCGTTGAATAACAACGTTCCTGGCATGTTGCCATATTCCAACAGTCAATGGCACCCTTATCTTGAATACGCAACGAGTACATTTGATTTTACGATTCCTAAAATCGTCAATGGTAAACTGCATGATGACATCAAATATATTAAAGACGATATGTTTGTTTCGTTTTATTACGATAACTCTTATCAAGTTTTCTATGTGTCGCAACTTATTGAGAACGACACGAGTTTTCAAGTAACGTGCAACAACACCAATCTTGAATTGGCACAAGAGCAGTCTGTTGCTCTTAAAAGTAACGGTGCCCAAAGCATTGCATGGTATTTGGAACATCTTGAAATTCTAGGGTTTACCAACCTTGAAATTGGTGTTAATGAGGTATCAGATAAGACCAGAACGCTTGAATTTGAGCCACAAGAAACAAAATTGGCACAATTACACAGTCTCATGTCTAAATTTGAAGCTGAATTTGCCTTCCGTACCGAATTGAATCGAGACGGTACGATCAAGCGTTTTACTATCAATATCTACCAGATTCCAGACGAAACTCACCACGGAATTGGCAAGGCTCGTGGGGATGTGGTATTGCACTATCAGAATGAGCTTAAGGGTGTTCAAGTTGCTAGTGATAAGACCCAACTTTTTAATGCTGGGGTATTCACTGGTGCTGAGGGTGTGAATCTTGAGAGTGTAGAGTTTGAAGAAAAGAACGAGTTAGGACAAGTAGAGTTTTATTCAAGGCGTGGTAGTAGCTATGTGTTTGCACCTTTGTCTAGGGAACGCTATCCATCAACGATGAATCCAAACAACGCTGATAACTGGACACGTAAGGATTTTCAAACCGAATACAAGGATGTCAATTTACTAAAAGGCTACGCATTGCGTACCATTAAGCAATACGCTTACCCGTTAATGACCTATACCGTTGATGTCCATTCTAGTTTTATGGACAACTATAAGGATGTCAATTTAGGGGACACTGTTAAAATTATCAATAGTAATTTTAGAGGTGGGCTAGCTCTCGAAGCTCGTGTCACTGAAATGATTGTCAGCTTCGACATGCCGTTGAATAATTCGGTGGTGTTTTCGAATTACCGGAAAATCGTTAATAAGCCATCAAACGAGTTGCAACAGCGTATTGATGAAATCGCAGCTAGAGCCTTGCCATATCGTGTCGAGATCACGACCACAAACGGAACGGCATTTAAAAACGGTGTTGGACGCTCTACTGTCAGACCAGTCTTGAAACAAGGTGATAAGACGGTTAATGCGACATGGCGTTTCGTGATTAACGGTGAAATCAAATATGTCGGTATGACCTATGACATGGTAGCGTCAGATATTACCCAACCAACCGCCTTAACGGTTTCGGCGTGGGTAGATAACAAAGAAGTAGCTTCAGAAGAAGTTACTTTTTTAAATGTCTCAGACGGCAAAAATGGTGCTAAAGGCGACCCCGGACCAAAAGGAGACAAAGGTGATAGAGGTAATGACGGCTTACCCGGAAAAAACGGGGTAGGCTTAAAAACTACCACTATCACTTACGGGATGAGCGATAGTGACACTGTAATGCCTACGAGCTGGACTTCCAACCCACCTATTTTGGTTAAAGGTAAATACCTATGGACTAAGACACAATGGATGTACACTGACCTATCTAGTGAGACTGGATACCAGAAAACATACATCCCACAGAATGGCTCTAAAGGTGATGATGGTCTTCCCGGCAAAGATGGCGTGGGGTTAGTAAACACTACGCTACGTTATGCGAAATCTACGGACGGTGTTAATAAGCCGTCTGGGGTTGTGGTAGCTAATTTTCCTAACAAGATTAAGCCGGGTCGGTCAAGTATCGATAATTTCATCATGACTGGCCAACGTGTCCGATTGGAACAAGGTAAGACTTATATCTTATCTGCCGAAACCAATGGAACATTCACCAACCAGCATAACCCAAACCAATCGACTGACAATGCTACGATTTGGCTTGTCAATCCAAGTTTCGGTACATGGTTAGTAATTTCTGACGGTAATACGGCTAACGGTACGAGATACACGCACAACCGTCCTACTGGTGACTATGAAATTCGTGTTAATGGTTATAAAGCCGACAATTCGACATGGGTTAAAAACATTGTATTCGAGGACGGTACATGGTCGCCAGACATCCCAACGGTCAATCCCGGCGAGTACCTATGGACAAGAACGACATGGTTCTATTCAGACGGTACGAACGAACAAGGTTTTTCCGTTGCGAAAATGGGCGAACAAGGGCCAAAGGGGGACCGTGGGAACGATGGTATCCCCGGTAAAAATGGTATTGGGATTAGAAACACCAGTGTTCTATATGGTCTATCTATGGCTGAAACTGTACCACCTACGTCATGGTATCAAAACCCACCAGCATTAGTTAAAGGGCAATGGTTTTGGACTAATACAGTTTGGACATACACAGATAACACCACTGAAACCGGCTATCAAAAAACTTACGTAGCAAGAGACGGCAACGACGGGAATAACGGTATCGCTGGCAAGGATGGTGTCGGTATCCGTAGCACCACGATTACTTATGCACAAGGAACATCCGGAACGGTAGCACCAACGACTGGTTGGACTAGTCAAGTACCTAACGTGCCAGCGGGACAATTCCTCTGGACGAAGACGGTTTGGAGTTATACGGATAACACTAATGAAATGGGATATTCAGTTTCTAAAATCGGTGAGCAAGGCCCTCAAGGTGTTAAGGGTGACACTGGTGCGAAAGGTGATAGGGGCGAAAAAGGTGATAGAGGTTTGCAAGGCGAGCGTGGTTTAACCGGTCCTGCCGGTCCTCAAGGTTTGCAAGGCCCAAAAGGCGACCAAGGAATCCCCGGTGTTAAGGGTGCTGATGGTAAAACACAGTATACCCACATAGCCTATGCTGATACTGTTTCTGGTGGTGGATTTAGCCAAACCGATACTAATAAACCATTTATCGGGATGTACCAAGATTTCAATGCTACGGACAGCCGTAACCCGCAAGATTACCGTTGGAGCAAGTGGAAGGGTAGCGATGGCCGTGACGGTATTCCCGGTAAAGCTGGGGCGGATGGAAGAACACCTTATGTCCATTTCGCTTATGCCGACAGTGCCGATGGTCGAAATGGTTTCAGTTTTACTCAGAATGGTAATAAGCGCTATTTGGGTGTATGTACTAACTTCGACAGAACAGATAGCACAAACCCAGCTGATTATGTTTGGAATGATATGGTTGGTAGCGTGTCGGTCGGTGGTGAAAACCTTATTCGTAACTCAGCATTTCCAGAGAATCTTGACAATTGGGGTTTTTGGCAAACTCCACAACAGAACCCTAATCTGTCCGTTTCACAGCATCCGTATTACTACAATAGCGCTAAACCGCTATTCTTGCTTAAAACATCATCATCAGTACCAGCGTCTACGCCACGTTTTTCAGTTAAGCGCAACACTGATTATTCTTTCAATTTTCAATTGTTTGCTACGGGGAATATCAAGGGGGTAGACATCTATTTTCTTGGTCGGAAGTCGAACGAAACGAGCAAGAATTACACAAAACCAGTGCGTTTTAAAGCACACACTGGTTCACCGTCAGTCGCCGGAATCGTTAAATGGCATCTAACTTTTAACTCCGGTGAATGCGATGAAGGCTATATCCGTATTGATAACACTGGTACTACTAACGGCAGTGAGTCGCTGTTATTCTTCACTGAGCTAGACTGCTACGAGGGAACGACTGACCGAGCATGGCAAGTGTCTCCGAAAGACCTAGCAAGCCAATTGGATAGCAAAGCTGATAGTGCGTTGACGCAAGATCAGATTAATAAACTGAACGAGCTTAACTCAATCGTACAAGCAGAATTGAAAGCTAAAGCTAGCTTGTCAGTGGTCAACCAGTGGGTGAAAGCTTATCAAGATTTCTTGTCTACAAATCAAGAGAACAAGAACAAGACTGAAAAAGCCTTGGTTGAAGCTAGTCAACGCATTGTGAAACTACGAAACGATATAGGCGAGACATCGGAACGTTGGAGTTTCCTCGATAACTACATGCGAGCGTCCAACGAGGGCTTGACCATTGGTAAGAATGATGGCTCTAACTCGGTGTTGGTTTCAGATAAACGTATTTCTATGTTTAGTGCTGGTACCGAAGTAATGTATATCGACAAAGGTGTTATCCACATCGAAAACGGTATTTTTTCTAAATCGATACAAATCGGTTATTACCGTGAAGAGCAAGACTTGATAAACCCAAACCGAAACGTTATCAAATGGGTAGGAGGTAATTATTAATGGCTGGAGGAAAAGCAGTCCTACGTGCTTATGAAGCTAGCTCGAATATTGATAGCAATACATCACAAGTGCGTTTACAGCTCTATTGGGAAAACGGAGACACTAAGGTGTCTGGTGTTCCTTGGGAAGCGTACATTGACTATGACGGCGGGAAGCGTTTAGCCAACTCTGGCACACTAACCGTTGAACCCAATCAAACCGCTATGCTGATTGACCAAGAGGTTACCATTGCACACGACGGAGACGGTACTCGTACAGTGTATTATCGTGGAGAATTTAAGAATAAGAGCAATAATAAGGTAATACCTATTAACAATGCAGCTCTTGTCTTAACTACCATCTCCCGTGCTAGTTATGGTGCGGATGTGACGGCTGAAATCGCCAAACCAGTGACCATCAACATCACAAAGCGTGAAGCGTGGATGCGGCATTCTATTTGGGTGCGTGTTGGTGATTGGGACCAAAAAATAGCCGGTGATGATATCGATACAAGCTATACATGGATCCCGCCTGTTGAGATAGCTAATCAATTCTCTAATTCTTCAAGCGGTCAAGGTACGATTACTTACATCTCATACGCCGACGGAATTGAAAGAGGAAGGGATGTCCGAAAAATCACGGTCAATGTCCCGACCAATCTCTTTAAGCCGGGCTTCGCTGGTTTTAGTTTATCGGACGCAAACCCAGTGACACAAAATCTTATCCCTAGCCCTACGCATTTTGTCAGCACTTTGTCACGTATTAAAGTCGTTTTTAATGGTGGTCAAGGCGCTGCTGGGTCTTCAATAACTGGATACTACGCTGAAATTGTAAGCGGGAATAGTTCGGTACAGTCGAATAATGGCACGCTCACAGTTCCATCAACCGTTACTGACAAACAAATGACAGTTAGAGCTAAAGTCCAAGACAGCCGTGGCTTGTGGTCAGATTGGCGAGAGCAAACCATAACAGTGTTAGCTTACTTCAACCCAATGCTACGTTTTGAAGCCAAACGAACGGGCGAGAAACTGGACACCATCACGCTGAAACGCTTTTTAAAAGTAGCACCGCTATCTGTTAACGGAACACAAAAAAACACAACTAAACTGATTTTCAAAACACGAAAAGTTGGTACCGCTGGATATACGACAGATAGCACGAACGAATGGCAGAATATTTCTGAATTAAACGGCTCGGATGCTAATCTTAATGGCAAGTATCCAGCTGATAGCTCATGGGAAGTGTTGGGGCGTGTTGAAGATAAGTTATCATACACAGAGTTTGTTATCACAGTATCCACGGATAAGGTAGTGATGAGCTACGAACGTGATGGCGTCGGTATTGGAAAATACCGTGAAATGGGTGCGTTGGACGTTAACGGCTTGATTTACTCAGACCGCAAACAGATTCAGCACCACAAGTTGACCGAGCCAAACGGTGCAGCGATTGATAACAAGGTAGCTAACCTAAACGATTATAGGACCACTGGTTTCTATTCGATTTCGGGGAATTACAAGAACCATCCGGCACAAGGTGAGGGCGGTTTTTTGGAAGTCGTGGAAAGCATTTCTGGTTTCCACCAAACACTAACGACCGTTTCTGGTCGGATGTTTAAACGTACAGTAACCAGTAATTCCGCTGGTACATGGATTGAGTACACGCCTAAACCAGAGAAACAAGAACCCGCAATGGTTAAACGAGAGGTTGATTTAGGATGGGATGTAAAACTTTCACTAGCTAGGAAAGGTTCGGTTGTGACCGCTTCGATAAATAGAAGTGTCTATAAAGTCGGAGTTTACGAAAATGGGAAGATGGAAACAAACTCCATTCCAAATGGTTTTAAACCTTCTATTCCCGTCCATCTTGTGGCTAACAAGAATGTCAGCACCAAACACAGTGATGTTGCTGTCTGGACGTTTTCTCCCAACGGTGAGATTTTTTTAACCAACCAATCGCAAGAACCGGCGGTATACACCGGCACAGTCACATATCTAACAGAGGATAATTAAGAAAGGAAAAATAATATCATGTCACTTAAAATTACAAAACAACGCACAATCAATGCAGAATTTAACGTCGAAGAAGAAGGAGCTACAATCCTTGTTAAGCAAACATTTATCAGCGTAGATTCCAATGCAGTCTCTACTGTCCAAGAGAATCTTCTAAACGCTGAACTCTACGCTAAGCACCGTCAAGAAATGCGTACAGACGAACGTGCTCTACGTGACTTGCGTTACAAAGTAGAAGATGAGATTTTGGCTGATACGACTACAGGAGCGTGATAGATGCAGAAACCAGACGGCATCTTTGGCGTCTTTGAAGTCGTCAAAGATTTCTACGAACATGGCATAGACGAACATCTTTGGGTGTTCCTACTTATGTTAGTTATCGTAGCTGACATTATTTTGGGAGTATCCAGAGCATGGGCTTATCATGAATTTTCTAGCCGTAGATTTCGAAAGGGGTTGGTCAGCCACACAGCTATGTTAATTATCGTAGCAGTATCATACCCGTTCATGGTTTACATGAACTTAGGTGGTGCTATGGATGCGTTTATTTTTGCAATGTTATCAGCTTACGGTGCTAGTATCCTTGCTAGTTTGTCAGCCTTGGGGGTGGAAATCCCATTCATCGACAGATATGTCAAAAAAATATTGATAAAGATAAATTTAACTTAATTGAGGAGGAAGAAAAAAATGATTAACTTTAAACTACGTTTGCAAAACAAAGCTACTTTGGTAGCTCTTATCTCAGCGGTTTTCTTGATGTTGCAACAATTCGGGCTTAGTATCCCTAGCAACATTCAAGAGGGCGTAAATACTTTCGTTGTGATCTTGGTAATTCTTGGAATCGTTACAGACCCTACTACTAAGGGTGTTGCAGACAGCGAACGAGCTTTAAACTACAACGAACCTCGTGAGGACTAGCCTATGGCTAAGCTCATGACCTCTATCAACCAAATTGAAGGTGGCGATATTCTCAAATCTGGGGACACCACTTCCGTCTTTGGTTTTGAAATTTTGGGTTACGATGGTAAACGCATGGAGCTGTCCGGCACTGGTAAGATCACACTGTCGAATGACAAAACAGTGGCATTGTATCAAGATGTTGCCGTTGAAAATGGGTTGTTCTCATTCTCAATGGGCAACGTGGTAGCTACTGGCACTTACTATCTTGAAATTAAACTGGATGGACATATTTTTCCATCTAATAATTTCAAGGTGAAAGTTAAGAGTTCGCTTAACATTGATAGTGCTATCCCATCGGACAAGAGCCCTAAGTTAAAACTACTAGCGGATGAATTGCGAGATTCTGGGTTAATCAGTGGTGGCACTGATACCACGGAAGACCTCGTTAATGTCTACAATCTTGCTAAAATTTGAAAGGAATAACTAAATGAGTAAATTACACGATTTTGCCCAAGCAGTCGGAGCGGATATCAAAGAAATTAAAGCATCGATTGCCAGCAAGGCAACTGGTGTCACAGAAGAACGCTTGACCCAAGCTATCACACAAGTTAAGGCTGATATCATTGGTGGAGCCCCCGAAAATCTTAACACACTTAAGGAAATCGCTGACAACATCGAAGCAGCGGGCGGGAATACCAACAGCGGTATTATCTCGAAAATGACTGAATTGGGTGGCCGTCTCGATACCATCGAGCAAGAAGACCTTGTGAACGTATATAACACAGCGAAAGCGTGAGCCTATGAGTAAGTTCACAGAATTTGCTCAAGCAGTCGGTGAGGATATCAAGGAAATTAAAGATAAACAATCTTCATCATTGTCTATCAGCCAAGCGTATGGGTTGTTTCCAACTTACAATAACTTTTTTCTACAGGTTTTAGAACAAAATAAATTTGCGGCAGACCCATTGGTTACGAAATCTCAACTACCTACAAACGAAATTGACACTTTAAAACAGAAAGTCGAAGAGTTGGAGAGAACTATCTCGGAGATTAAACAGAGTATTCAAAAATAATTATGAGAAAGGAGACCTATGACATCAAAAACACAGTTATTAAACACGCTTGAGAGCTTAGTCAACCAACGTGTCACTGTTCCTACAAATCCGTATGGCGGGCAATGTGCAGCTTTGATTGACTACGTTTTACAGTATGCGGGTTTATTTAATCTTGATTTCAGCTACATGAACGCCATTGATGGCTTAAGTCGTGCTGAAAATCTAGGACTTAAAGTCACACGTTTTAACGGTGCAAACAATCCACCAGTAGGGAGTGTGTGGGTAACTAACTGCTTGCCATATCATCAATTCGGGCATATCGGTTTTGTGGTCGCAGAAAATCCAGACGGGACAGTTACCACAGTCGAACAAAATATCGACGGCAACGGTGACGCTTTGTATAATGGCGGGTGGACACGCAAGGTAACACGCAATCTTGATAGCGCTGGTAATTTCAGCTATATCGACTGGAATGCACCAAGTCAGCAAATGGTTGGATGGTTTGAATTACCATTCGATGGCATGAATGAAAACGCCTATTTCATTGACGTGTCAGCTTACCAGCCTGGCGACCTAACTAGTATCTGTAGTGCTAGCGGCACTAACAACACAGTTATCAAAGTTACTGAAGGTGTGGGCTGGGTTAGTCCAGTAGTTACTCAGCAAACGAACACAAGTAATTGCATCGGATACTATCATTTCGCCCGATTTGGTGGAGATGTCGCAACAGCACAAGCTGAAGCGAATTACTTTATCAGTAACTTGCCATCACACCCACGCTACTTAGTGTGTGACTATGAAGATGGTGCTAGCGGTGATAAGCAAGCCAATACTAATGCGGTGTTAGCATTTATGGATATCTGTAAGGCGAATGGTTTTGAGCCTATCTATTACAGTTACAAGCCTTATACATTGGCTAACGTGTATGTAGATCAGATTACTGCACGCTATCCTAACAGTCTATGGATTGCAGCGTACCCAGATTACGAGGTACGCCCAGAGCCTTATTGGGGTGTGTATCCAAATATGGAACATACACGCTGGTGGCAGTTTACAAGCACTGGTCTAGCTGGTGGATTAGATAAGAATGTAGTCATTATTAATGATGGTGACAGTTTAGTAAATAAAGAAGAGGAAGAAGAAAATATGGATTATGTAGTACGTAGCGAAAGCGGAAGCCAAGGATATCTTGGTGTAGTTAATGGCCGTGTGTTTGGTATTGGTTCAATGGGTACAGTAGACGCTCTACGTTCAGCGGGTGCCAAACACTTGACCTTGCCAGACGATGATTTTGACCGCTTCTTGAATAGCCAATCAAACGACACGGCAGCAGTATCTAAAGCAATCAGTGAAGCTAGCGCATCAGTGGTTAAAGCGATTGAAGAACGTGCACAAGCAACACAAGGTCAAACTGGTGTATAATTAAATAAAAGAACCACGAAAACTAAAAAACGAAAAGGAGTATATCACCTCCCCTCACACTGCAGTAGGGATACCATGGCAGTAGTGGTCGAAGCCTCAGCATTGTGCTGGGGCTTTTTTTGTGTTATAATATACCCACAGCAAGCAAGTCTTGACTGTTCCAAAGACTGATTAAGCTCAGCGCCATGTAAGCTATGTGCACGTAGCCCGATGGAATTTCTGGAGTGGTTGCAGTAGCGACTTACCGAAAAGGGCTATTTGAGAGAAGGCCCTTTTTGTGTTATAATAATATTGGTTTTGAGAATAGCCTTCATAGGTAGACGCCGCCCTTTTATGGGCGGTTTTTTATTTTGTGCATAGCATTAGACATTTAATCTAAATAGAGGTACACTATAGATAGTCATTTTTATTTGTTTCTAGTCGTTTGGTTTTATTCTGTTATCAAACGACTTTTTGTCCACCTTTCTGTCCACCTTTTTCAAAAAACTACGAAAATAAATAAAAATAAAAACTATAAAAACCTAGCAAAATCAAGTCTTTATAGCTTTCATTTATTTTTATAATTTACATCTTTTCGTTGGCAGGGGACATTTTTAAGCCTTTAACCAAGCGGTTTTAAAGCATTTTGTCCACATTCTGTCCACATTTGTTTTATCTTTTCATCGTTTCGTGTTTTCTGCTCTTGTAATTGGTGGGCGTAGACTTCCAGTGTGATGTTTAGATTCTCATGCCCTAAAACTTGCGACACAGAAATCAAGTCAATATCGTGGGCTATTAAATAGCTGGCGTAAGTGTGCCTTAACGAGTGGACACGTACTTCACGCCCAATGATTTTCCGTAAGGTTTTATTGACGGCATTGTTGGACAGTGAAGGTAGTAATCTACCGTCCTCGGTAGGTGGTAGCTGGTCAATGAAATTTATAAAATCATCATCAAGCGGTATCTCTCGGATACTGCTTTTTGTTTTTGTTGGTAGAAAACCAGTATTATTCTTATAGTCCCATGTTTTATTGACTGATAACATGCCAGTGTCTCGGTTGATATCATCCACCGTTAAGCCTAAACATTCAGCGAAACGGATACCAGTTTTGGCGATAATATAGAGTGCTGCATAAGACGCATACTCTGGATGCTTGCTTGTCTCATAGATCAATCGCTCGTATTCTTCGACTTCTAGGAATTTCGTTTCAATATCACGCCCCTTATTTTTTGCATTGATTTTAGCGAACTTACAAAAGTTACGCTTGATATATCCCTCATGCACTGCCATTTCAACGCATGATTTAACATGCACATTAAAACGCTCGACAGTATCTTGAGCGTGAGTTTTAGCGTAGCTATTCAGCACACGCTGGTATTGAGTAGCAGTGACAGATTTTAGTTTCTTGTCACTAAAGAATAATTCTATCTTGCGTTGGGTGTTGATATATGCCTTGTAAGTTATTTTGGAAACGGTGGGTTTCTTATAAACTTCGCACCATTGCTTGAAATAAGCGTATAGAGTGATATCTTCATCTACATTCAAGCCGTCTTGTATTTTCAGCTCCATCTCAGCAGCTGCCTTGACAGCTTCAGATTTAGTACGAAAACCACCCTTTGACTTTGGTTTGCGTTTCCCGGTCGAATCGTAGTAGTTTATCCGATACTCCCAACCGTTTTCTCGTTTTCTGTATGATGCCATTGTTTAGTCCTCTATTATGGTATAATAAAAGGGTGGTGGTATTAATCTCACACACTCCCTTGATATAGTTTGGCCAGTCGAAAGACTGGTTTTTTTATTGGGTTAATCCATAAACCCTTGTTGTTTAGCCCACTCAACTTGACTATCATGCCAGTTTTCGCGTGCTTGTTGGTCTGATTGTTCTCTTGCTATCTCAGGAGAATCGGAAGGCACTCCGCCATACCCTGGAGTATACCCATATTGTTCAGTCGCTTGGTCTACTTGTGATTGCGTAGGGCCTACACCGTCAATAGGTTTTTCTTGCTGATCTTGAGAAGCCTCAGTTTGCGTCTGTTCTTGTGGTTGTTGCGGTTGCTCTGAACTTGAACTGCTAGAAACTTTTGAAGTCGAAGAAGAACTATGCTTGCTTGACTTTTTGGAGTGTTTTGTTACTTTGACAGTCTTAGACTGTTTTGTTTCCTTCGGTTCCTTCCCAGACCGTGGCACAAACATTAAGCCAAAACAGAATAAAACTATAATTGTTAAGATATACCATTTGTATTTTTTCAAAAGTTTCATATCAATTCCTCATCATTTTTAAATATTCATTTTTTACAAAAGTCTCATCACAAATAGTGGTGAGATTATATTTTTCCATAAAGTGAACGTAGTTAAAGTCATCCAAGGATTCATTTTCGAGCAATCCACGGATCATGTCTCTGTTAGCTTGAGCTTCGTATTTCTCACGCAAACGCTCATAGTCTTTAGAGTTCTGCTCTAGGTGGCCTAATTCATGTAAAATGACCTTTAAACGTATTTCTGGGGCTAAATCCCCATTGATATAAACCACCCTGTTTATCGGGTCGATAAAGCCGTTTCGTGACCACTCGTGAGAACTAAACTCACAGATAGAGACATTGAACTGCTCAAGCAATTCTTTTTCAGTCATAGCACCTCACACCAGTTTCTATAGAAAAAGCAAAAGAACCAATTCGACAAACGAACTGGCTCTTTTTAGACGTTTTGTTCCCTTACACTTGCGCACGCACAAGCCATAGGGCGCTGAACTTAATCAGTCTTCCACTAAAAATAGTTTACAAAATGTTTTACTTATTGTCAATGATTTTACAAAAAATAGTAAACATTTTAACCAGTTCTGGCGTTTTTGTGTAATCAGATGCATACCTTTGCATTCGGTCGATAAGATTTTGGATCTTTAAACCTTGATGATATTGGACCGCAGTGGAACAGTAGGCATTTGATAAGGCAATGAGTGAAAGAAGGTCATTCACTTTGCGGTATTGACGATATTTGAGAACGCCCTTTTGTCTAGCAAACGTATTAACTACGGCGTTAACTCTATTCAATTTTTCATCATCTCTAAATACATTTACCATCAGGACATTATTGTGAGCGCAAGCGTTTCTGAGATGTCTCGAGTTATCACCTAACGTCACAGCCTTTTGAAGAGAGCTGGGATTATACTTATCAAAATAAAGCCTTACTAATTTTAACAAGCAGCCATAATCCATGTGCTCCATTAATGCCCAAATCGGGATATCAGCCCCACGTTTTAGAAACATATCTTTTTGATATCGAGATTGTCTGAATCGATTGTAGGTACTGTTATAGTATGTTGGGTAATTGACGGCAAATTCTTGAACAATGGTATAACCATCTTCATCGGGATTGTTAGTGATTAATCTAGATAACTCGACTTTTATAAAGTGTTCTACATTAATAGCAATATCTAGAAGCGTATCTCGCAAATACATATCAATTGTGGCTAAATCTACAAGGTGCTGAAAATCAAGGTGTTGATATTTCCCGTTTTTCTTTTTAAAATTTTTTCTAAAAGCAGAGACTTTATAGTAGTAGTTGTTCTTTTCTAAAAAAGTAATGGCTTTCCCTTTTGACATAAGTTCAAAAGCAACCCCGTTGTTGTCAAGCAAAGCAACCAAATCTCTATAAGATTGTTTGGATTTGCGAACCATACTATTTCTCCTTACTACTCATATAGCCCGCAATGATGCCACGGATTGCCCGCTTATCATCATCAGTCAGTGGTTTCCCGTCGAACATCATAGCGTTTGCTATGATATTGTCGATGTCGTGGGAATTTGGTTGTTGTTGTTCTTCTTTCGTCATAGGAACATCGTACCCCATGAGCCATGCTTCAGATACCCCTAACGTTCTAGCAAGTAGCACTAACTTTTCTTGGTCTGGTGTTGATTTTCCATTGATGTATTGAGACAAAGCACTCTTTCCAAGTTTTACACCCAATTCTTTTTGATGCACTTTTGAAAGAGAAATTACGTCAACTTGTTTTAAATTTCGTTCGCTCATAACTTGTTGCAAGCGTGCAGCAGTAGTATTTTTCATATTCTTTACCTTTTTCCTTTATGGATTCATTATATAGTAGAAAATGCAAAAGTTCAAGAAAAAATAAAAAAAGTTCAAAAAAATTGAACAAAAGTGTTGACAAATAAAAAGAGATGGATTAAAATAAAACCATAAAGTTCAAGAGATTGAACTTAGAAAGGAGAACTCAATGAGATTTAACTATGCTAAATTAAAAGGTCGCATCAAAGAAAAATATGGGACTCAAGAAGATTTTGCAAAAGCTATCGGCTTAACTCCTACAACGTTTTCGTTTAAAATCAACGGCAAAGCGAAGTGGAAACAGGACGAAATCGTAAAGGCGGTTGAACTATTAGAAATCTCACAAGATGAGATTGTTGAATATTTTTTTAACTATAAAGTTCAAGAACTTGAACTAAATAATTAAAATTATGAAAGGAGCAAACATGAAACCAAAACGATATCCGTATATTGGGCAAAAAAAGCGCCTACCAAAAGTGGTAAACGCTAATGAAACTTTAGAGATTGTAATGAATACTATTGATTCTTGTGCTCTTGCACATATGAATCATAAGCCTTTAGAATCTCACAAGTTGTATTGAATGCGATAGCACTTGAAATAGCAACAACTTCGCTATCAAACTCAATACCGTTGTCAGCAAGTGATTTCAAAGCTTCGCTAACAGATTCGTTGATACCGCTTCGAATTTCTGGATACTTAGCTTCTAAGAAATCATCAAAATTTCCAATCATGGCTTGTCTCTCCTTTCATCAAAGATAAGCCAATTATATCAGAATTAGAAGGGAGCAAGAATGACTAAAATGAAAAAACTAAAAAAACTCAAAGAATTCTTTGAGTGGAATTTAGACGGATACGATGTTGCACTTGCAATTATCGGAAGTCTTATAGGGGTATTTCTGGGAACGTTGATTTTTTGGATTTTATTTAAAAAATAAAAAATTGACAGCTAGTGTGATAGCAGTCGTCACGAAAGCCACGGCTAGTGGAAACCAAAATGAAGTCAACCAAAGATATCTATTGTGTTCTTTGTAAGCTTGATAAAAATAAATCCCCTCGTCAGTAACGGCGATGTCATGGACGATGTCTTGAATCACTAACTTGTGGTAAACCAATTCGCCGAGCGGTTCGCCTTGTTCATCTATTAGTTTTTCATACTGTTCAGGTTTAATGCGAGGAGATTCTTGGGAATTTCGAATATCAAGCAATGATTTTAATAATTTTCTAGCTTTTCGTGAAATGATAATCATACAGCACCTCATTAGTTTTTAAAACTATTATATCAGAAACGCAAAGGAGCGAGATGAACGAAATAGCAACAAATGATTTTGATTATTCTCTTGTCGGAACTGAAACAGCGCACAAACTCAAAGCATTGAGTAACCAACTTGATGGTATTTACCAAAATTATTCTGTCGCAGTTGGAGAAGTGCTTTTCAAAGCTCAACAAGAATTATCAAATTACGGAACTGGAACTTTTGGACAGTGGGTTGAAAGCAATAAAATTTCAAAAAGTAATGCTTACAACTATATCAATGCTTACAAGTTTGTCCAACAGTTGGACGAACCAAAAGAAAAAGAAATCTTCTCTAAACAACCACAACGGTTAAAAAACGAAATGTCTAAACCATCCGCTAACCCAGAGGTCAATCAAGCAGTATTCGACGGTGATGTCACAACTCACAAAGAATATAAAGAGCTTGAGCGTCGCCTAAAACTCAAAGACCAAGCACTAGAAGCGGTCAAGGGTGAGTTGGAACGTGTCAAACAAACCAAGACTACCGAAAAAGTAATCGAGAAGGAAGTTATCCCACAAGATTACCAAGCTACGCAAGACCTTAACAAGCAACTCTTAGGCAAGAACAAAGACCTATCGGACGAACTTGATTCAGTCAAAAGAAGTTTGCGACTTAAAGAAGCGTCTTACGAAATGCTAGAGAAAGAAACCTCGGAAGCACTAGCTTTGAAAGAGTCTATCGAACACTTACGAGCTGATAAAGAGAAACTAGAAAACAGTGTTTCTAACATCTTTACACTCAGTAACCTAGTGTCAGAATTCGAAGATTTCTTTGATAACAAGATGGCACCGCTTAGATTTAAAACCCTTATCCAAGGGATTGGCAAAGATGCTCAAATTGAAAAGCTCAGAGACATCTTGACGCTAACTGAAAACTGGTTAGACGAAATGAATAAGATTGTCCCAGAAAATGGAAGAACAATCATAGAAGGAGAAATCATCAATGAGTAAGAAGAAAAATAAGAAAAAAGAAACCCTACTTGCTGAAACGGTTGAAATGCAAAAAAAACAAGCCATGAACCTTGTGGCACAAAGCAATGTCAATCAGCAACTTTTGGAAGAAGTTATCGGAATCAAGGAAGAAATGGACAGAAATGTTAAAAAGACGAATCAAAAGCTCACTGACATCGAGTTGCTCGTCGAAGAAGTCAACAAAAAAGTCCATATCGACGACGGAGAGGCAACCAAAATCAAGAGTATTGTTTTTCGAAAAGCTGGAGTGTTTGCTGATTTCTACTTTGAAGAGCAGAAAACACATCCAAGTGATAACTTGTTCGCATCCAAGAAAGGTCAGTTTATCCGCTTGATGTACTCGCACTTAAAGAAAGCCTTTAACGTGACTAAATACACTAATATCAAGCACGTTGAAGCTAAGAAAGCAATCCAATTCTTGGAAAATTTATCTTATGACGATTTCACACCGTTTGAAATTCGTGAGACACCAAAACAAAAAGAGCTTATCGCTCTTGAAAAAGGGTAACGCTTATGGACAACCCATTCAAACCACTGGCTGACCAATTCGATAGCATGCTAACGGCAGTGATAGCAGACAAAACAAAAGCGTTCGACTTAGACGAAACGCTCCCAATGTTGCTAACTGCTAAACAGTGCCAGTCAATGCTAGGAATTGGCAACTACACAGAATTTTTACGAATAACCAACCTTGACGGTTTCCCAAAAATCGACAAAGGGCGAGGGAGTCAAATCAGATACCCACGGGACGCCGTAAGAGATTGGTTCAACAATAATTGGCAAGAGATTGCCTAGCACATAACCCTAGCCGTAGCAGTGAGCTAGTGAGGAAACTGAACGATACCAACTAAGTAAGCAACAACGATTTGATATTCATAAGTCTCCTTAAATTATATATGAATTAAAAAACCTCACTAGCTCTCTAGTGCGGTTAGGGAAAACAGAAAGGAATTTAAAAATGAAAAAACTATTTGCATGGCTATGGAGCAAAAAACAACAAGAACCGGAATATTTCTTCGAACCAGTTTGGACACCATACGAGGAAAATGAACGCAAATACGAAGCTCGCAAAAAACGTGAACAAGAGCTTTTGGCAAAATACGGAAACCGATAACATCACTATCTTCAATCCGTAGCCACGGCTCACCGTGGAGTGTAACTTATACCTTTCCCCAAAAAATATAAACTTTACCCACACATACCTTTCTAAAAAACATTGAAAAAGCATGAAACGGCGGGCTATGGGTGCGGATTGAAGCACTAAAAAAGCATGGGTTAGGGCCCATGCAAGAAAAAAACATTTACAAGGAGATTATACCATGACTTCACAAACAATCGCAAAACCTAGCTACATCAAAACTAAAGCCTTTGGGCTTTGTGGCACGCTCGCACTTGCTACAGCTCTATTAATTGGTGCTGGCACAGTATCAGCGGACGAAACTGCTCAACCAGTAGCAGACACACAACCAACTGCCGCTAATGTCTATACCGCTGACAATGGCGGCAACGTTACGGTGACACCAAGTGAAACAGTGGTGGAAACTCCAGCGGTATTTACTCCACCAGCACCGGTAGAATCTCAACCGATTGCAGAAGCACCAGCAACAACTACAGAAGTAGCTCAACCAGTAGCTGAAACACCTAAACAGCCTACTGAATTTGTCAAAGAAGACAACGAAATTAAAGTAACTAATCCAGATGTTGTCGTTGACCAATCAAACGGAACTGGTAAATACAGTGGTTTTACAGTGGAATATAAAGACGTTAAATTCCCAGATAGCATGCCTATCAACGAAGGGGATAAGGTAACATTCAACCTTCCAAAAGAAATCAACTTCCAAACAAACTATGATTTTGATGTCTTTAACCCAGAAAAAGCTGTTGTTGGTAAGGCTTCAACTGACCCTAAGACACAAACAGTAACAACCGTATTTAACGATTACTTCAAGAACCATCCACTCAATAAACAAATGTCATTGAAGCTCGATGCTAAGTGGACTGACAAGGTTGAAAGTGGCAAGCCAGTTAACGTTAATTTCAATGGTACAGTGGTTACTGTAAATATTGGAAAAGAGCAAGAAATCGGTAAAGATGAATTGCTTTCTAAATGGGGTAGTCAAGACGAGAATGACCCAACTGTTATCAACTGGACTGCTCGTATTAACTACGCTAAACGTCTATTGAATTACGTCACAATCATTGATGAGATGAGTGATAATCAAAAGCTTGTTGATAATTACTTCGAAATCAAATCGATTGAAAGCGTAGACCCTTGGATTGATAAAGGTTCTGCTATGGATTTAGTAAAATCAATCAGTAAATCAGACCACGGTTTCACAATTAAAATGGATCGCCTTGATCATATGATTTATATTAACTATAAAACTAAATTGATTAAGCCGGTTAAAGATAGCGTAAACCCAACCAATAAGGTTGAGTTGAAAGCTGAGTCAGACGGTGCTATCTCATACAGTTATGTTCAACTTGTCGGTGGTAAAGGCGATGCCAGTGGTGAAAACAAGCCTGAACCAACATTTGAAATTCCTCGTGAAGCTCCAAAAGTTGACATCCCAGAATTTGAGGGCGGCATCCCTGGAATCCCAGAGGTTAGAGAGCTGCCGGAGTATACCGAGCCAATCGGTACAGTGCCAAATGACGCTCCTAAGTACGAAAAACCGGAATTTCAAGGCGGCATTCCGGGAATCCCAGAGGTGAGAGAATTGCCGCCATTCGAGGGTGGTGTGATTCCAAACGATGCCCCTATCTTGGATTTGCCAGAATTGCACATCCCAGAGGAACCAACACCAGAAAAACCTAGCACGCCAGAAAAGGCCCCTAAAACGAGCGTAGAGCGTCCTAATAATAAAGTGGCACAATCTACCGCAGTATCTTATAACTTCGCACCAGCAAGCAAAGAGGCACCTAAAACAGCCGTTTACAGTGGTGTTCTCCCTAATACTGGGGAGAAAGAAGGTATCATGTCAACTCTTGGTCTTGTAGTCATCGCAGCAGGAATCACAAGTTTGACATTGAGCTTTAAGAAGTACAACGGTAAAGAAGACAAATAATTAAATAATTAGCAGTGGTGGGTGGGTAGGCATTAAAAAAAGCACCCTTGGAAAACTCCAAAAGGTGCAACGTTCATCAAAACGATTTACTTGATTATAACACAAAAGAAAAGGAGGAACAAGTGGCAAATAGAAGGATGTTCAGTAGAGATGTCGTAATGACTGATGATTTTCTTGACTTACCTCCTACAACAAAGGCTTTATACTTCTTCTTAAACCTAGAGGCTGACGATGATGGTTTTGTCGGAAACCCTAAAACTATCATGCGATTGGTTGGCACAACGAAAGAAGACATGAAACTTCTAATCGAGGGCAACTATGTACTGTTGTTTAACAGTGGAGTGGTAGTTATAACAGATTGGACAGAACACAATTCTATTAGGAAGGATAGAAAGAAACCCACTAGATTCACAGAGGAAATGCAACAAATAGCACTGGTAGAAGGCAATAAATATCAGTGGTTGTCAGATGTGCAACCAACTGACAACCAACTGACAACCAAATGTCAGACAAATGGTTGCATAGGAGAGGATAGGATAGGAGAGGATAGGAAAGGAAAGGATAGGGGAGTAGAGGTAAGAGAAGAAAAACAACTAACCCCCACCACTCCTTTCAATCAAGATTTTGCAAATCTCTACAAAGCTTTTGAGCAAGAAACAGGAAAAGCTCTATCACCATTACAAATGGAAGATTTGCAGTATATGCTAGAAGACTTTAACGCTGACGTCATCCTTGAAGCTCTAAAAGAAGCAGTAAGCCAAGGTAAGGCAAACTTTGCATATATTAAGGCTATCTTAAACCGATGGAAACAAGACAACTTAATGACGGTTGAACTTGTTAGGAATAGCAAAGCAAATCATAAGGGCAAGAAACAACAAAAGAAAGAGCCACAAACTTATGAAGAATGGGTAGCTACTCGAACGGATGAAAACCCATTTTAGGAAGGGGTGATATCTATATGCTATCGCAAGCTGAAATTATAGCAAACACAAAAAGGCTAGGGGACGTTTGTCCTATTCATGGGGTACCGATGTTACAGCTTAATATCCCCGTTAAAATTGCGGGTGAAGAACAACCACGCAAACCCTCTCCAGTTTGTCCAAAGTGTGCCAAAGAGCAAAGAGACAAAAAGGAAGAAGAGATGGCAAAAGAGAGCATGAAGAGAAACCTCTATCTGAGAACGTATGACGTGCTTATGAGAGATAGCACTATTCCCGAAGAGCTAAAGTCAGCATCTTTTGATAACTTCATCGCTAGAACGCAAGAGGAAAAGAATCTGCTAGATTTCGTGAAGAGACAAACGCAGAAATATCTTGATGGCGTAGGCGGGAACACCTTGCTAACGGGAACTACTGGAATCGGTAAAACTCACTTGACTATTGCAATGGCTAAAACGCTGAATGAGACTTTCAAGGAAAGAGGAACACCAAAGAGTGTGCTATTCGTGAATTTGACCGAAATATTACGGAAAGTCCGAGAGAGCTTTAAGTTTGAGAGCAAAGAGGGTTACTATTCAAGACTGTTGATGGAGGTTGATTATCTCATCCTGGACGATCTAGGCGTTAAACAAAGTGATTCAGGGCGCTCTAAGTCAGCGTGGGAAGAAGAATTTATCTTTGACGTGCTCAGTCATCGCAAGAATACGATTATCTCAACCAACTTAAGCAATGATGAAATTGCAAACCTTTACAGCGAACGTGTCGCAAGCCGCATTCGGACAGGACTGGAAGGGAATGTATTTAAAGCACTCAACATCAAAGATAAGCGCTATACACTCAATCAGCTAAAACAGCTAGAAGGATGATGCTATGACGGAAGAAGAAGTAAAACTAAAGCTCTTTGAAGACTACGAGCGTATTCACGGCCTTGTATTCTCGAAAGAGCACAAACAGAAAATGATGGATGAACTAGATTTGTATTCGTTCATCGAGAAAATTAACGAATATATGTATTTCGCTAAGAAATCAACGCAGATTTTTAGCGCACACTAGAAAACACCTCTAAAATCGATTTTAAGGCGTGTGTTTTACTCGGTGGTATAAATAGACTACGACACCGTTAAAATTGCACTATGCCCCCTTAAAATGCGAAAAAAGGGTATTCAAAACAAAAAGGAAGACAAAACATGACAAATCAACTACAAACACAAAACAAAAGGGATATTTCAACAGATACAAGTGCATGGACGTTTCAAGATGTCAAACGCTACTACGACCCACAAGATTTGTTGACAGAAAAACAAGTTGGGCAAGCTTTATCGCTGATTAAAGGTCGTAACCTCAACCATTGCTAAACGAGGTCTATATCGTAGCTTACAAAAAAAAATGGTGGGGCTGAATTTAGCTTAATCGTCTCAAAAGAAGCATTCTTGAAGCGCGCAGCACAAAACCCGAACTATGAAGGCTTTGAAGCCGGAGTGGTAGTTGTTGACGATTCTGGTGATATGGTAGAGCGAAAAGGGGCGCTGCTACTACCTAACGACACGCTCGTTGGTGGTTGGGCAAGAGTTTACCGCAAGAATTTCAAGGTTCCTGTAGAGGTTTTCGTTAGTCGTGAAGAATACGACAAAAAGCAAAGCACTTGGAACGCTATGCCAGCTACCATGATTAGAAAAACCGCTCTTGTCAACGCCTTACGTGAAGCTTTTCCAGAGGATTTAGGAAACATGTACACTGAAGACGATGGCGGTGAAACATTCGACAGAATCAAAGATGTAACGCCACAAGAGACACAAGAGGATGTTAGCGCTCGTAAGTTAGCGCAAATCGAACAAATGAAGCAAGAACAAACGCATTTCCAACAAACAAGTGAAAGCAATTCTCAACCGGTTGCCAACTCACAAAACGAGCCAGTTCAAGGCGAACTTCTCGACTACTAACGAGGTGTGAATAATGCAAGAATTACAAGTTAATATTGAACAAGCCAAAGTTGAGATTGTAGGTCAAGAGGTTTTTGAAAAAGGAATTGCTGACGTAGTTGCTAAATATCAAAATTACACAGTCACCGCTGGCACCATTAAAGACGACAAGAAAATCTTGGCTGAATTACGAAAATTAACCAAGCAAATTTCAGACGAACGTATCAAAATCAAGAATGAGTTATCAAAACCAGCGACGGATTTTGAAAAAATATATCAAGGAAACAGAGAAACCTCTTAAAAACATTATCAATCAAATCGCAAATGATGTGAAAGAGTTCGAAAATCATCAAAAAGCACTGAGATTGGACACGGTTAAAAGTTATTTAGCTAACAAAGCCAGCGACTATATGATTGACCCTCGTATTTTTGATGAAAAAGCAACGGAATACATCAAAAATGGCGATTTTATGGCGGACGGTGTAACTCTTAAAAAAGCGACTATGAAGGCATTAGATGACATGGTTACTTTTGAATATCAAAAGCAAGAGGAACTCAAGAAAGCCACTCAATCCATATCTGGGCTCTGTTCAGAATACGGAATGACCGACCAACCGTATATCCGCATGCTTCAAAATCTGACATTGGCAGAGGTGTTAGATCAGATTCGTTCAGACCATGCTTTTGAATTGCAAAAACAAGAAGCTGAGCGCCAAAGACAAGAACAAGAAGCATTGCGACAAGCTGAGTTGCAAAATCAAAAAGAAAAGATTGCAGAAACGAAACCAACGGCATTAGTTGTCGATTCAGAAACAGGCGAAATTATCGAAAACACGCCAATAGCCGAGGAAGTCAACACCCCAGAGTCAAAACGTTATCGCCAAAAAATGACACTTGAAGTCTACTTTGAAGATTCAGACGACAAAGACAGATTCAAGCGCCTGCTTAGCGAAAACGGATGGGAATACAAACAAAACTACACCGTCAGCGGCTATCAAAACATAGCTAGCATGACCGAAGAAGAATTGAAAATACATTTAAGTTAATGTCAAGACCAAAATCTAAACCCACGCTGGACGACTTCATCGAGAATAAAGAAAAGGAAAAATAAACATGATCAATAACGTTGTATTAGTTGGTCGCCTAACCCGTGACCCAGAACTAAAATACACTGGCAATAACATTGCAGTAGCATCTTTTAGCCTAGCTGTTAACCGTAACTTCAAAGATGCTAATGGCGAGCGTGAAACAGACTTTATTAACTGTGTCATCTGGCGCCAGCAAGCTGAGAATTTGGCTAACTGGGCTAAAAAAGGCGCATTGATTGGTATTACTGGGCGCATCCAGACCCGTAGCTACGAGAATCAGCAAGGTCAACGGGTATATGTCACTGAGGTTGTCGCTGAGAACTTCCAAATGCTGGAAAGCCGTGCGGCGCGTGAAGGTAGTAATGCAAATCAAGGCAACACATCGGGAGCGTTTGGCAATGGCTATGCAGGGCCTTACGGGCAACAAGCACCGCAACAACAAGGGCCAAACTTTGCAAGAGAAAGCGGACCTTATGGGAACAGTAACCCTATGGATATCCAAGATTCAGACCTACCCTTCTGAGGTTGAAGCATGAAAATGACTTTAAACATCGAGCCTAAACCTCAAACAAGGCCACGATTTAGCAAATTCGGTACTTATGAAGACCCGAAAATGAAGGCATGGCGCCGTCAATGCTCGCAACTTATTGAGCAAGAATACGACGGACAATTCTTTGACGGCCCGATTTCAGTCGATGTCACCTTTTACATGAAAGCCCCGCTGAATGTCTCAAAAAAACCAACGCCAAAAGCTAGAGCTAAAACGTGGGACGCATTCAAGAGTTTTATGTCTGAAACGCTTTGGCATGCGAAAACTCCAGATGTTGATAATCTGGTCAAATCGCTCTTTGACAGTATCTCAAAGCTGGTTACAACAAAGTTGATAAGAAGGGTATCGTCTGGACGGATGACAGTATTGTTTGTGATTTAAGAGCTCGCAAGAAGTACAGCCCTAATCCACGTATTGAATTTGAAATCAAGGAGCTCGAATGAATAGCAGATATAAGGACAAGTTGGTTGGTGTATATGCACCGGGAAACTATGGACATACCAGCGTATTAGATCAGACACAAGAATTTTCGAGATGGTTTCGGGCTAATCACGAAGATATGGAATATATCAGCGCTAAGCTAGGTATCAACGCAAAGAAACTCAATCGCATTCTGACA